CCAAGTTATGGTGAACGCCGGGACCGACAGGGAGGCGGCTGTTTCAGTCGCTTGCACTAACGGAGAATACCATGTGTTTTCAAAGACCGTATCGGGTGCCGGAGAACAGGAATTCGTTTCTGTTCTTGACGGACAGTCGCTCGGTTTGACTTTACAGGGAAGGGTGATTAGCCATATTTTTGCGGTAGCAGGGGCAAACGATACGGAGTTAGAATCTCCGGTATATGTGCTAGATGGCTCCGGCATTCCAATCGGTTCTGTCGGTTTTACCGCTGGTGCGGGCGATTGTGCGGCAACCTTCGAACCCTGCCGTATTCCGGTCGCCCTAAACTCCCGAATGGTGTTTAGGACGGATGCTTGATGGCACTCTCCAAGAGAGCCAAAGCCCGACTCAAGATCATGAGCGCAAGCGAGAAAGCAGCCGTCAAAAAGGGCGCCAAACTTCTCTTTGATTGTGAATTGATGGGCGTTAAGCGTATGCGGGAAATAGTTAGATGGGCCGAAAAGCGGTGATCTGATGGACTACTTTTCAGCACAAGGAACCATTCCCGCCGGTTCTGATGCAAGTAAAGGGTTCTTTCTATGTGGCGTCCCTGCCGGGCGCATATTATGGATTTCGGCTATATCCGCCTGGGGTGGTGATGCGGGTGACTTTTACGAAGTGAACCTAGTGCCGTCCTCCCAACAAGTGAATGATGTGGATATTGATGGAGCCGTAGGGATCACCTGTCTGATGAATGAATTGAAGGGCGGAGGAACGGCAGCGAATCAAACCTCTTGGCCTTCAGGATTGGGTGGCATGGGAAATATGCGAATCGCGGGTCCGGTTTCCCTAGTGATTTCGGCTAGTGCGACCAATACGGCGGCCTTCTCCACGAATGTAATCGGGCATTTGGAGTAATCCTCATGCCCAAAGCAGCACCTACCCAGGTGATAATTCATCGAATAGAACTCCAAGACACTGAAAGGCGTATGCTTGAAACCGCCGTAGCGTCATACTCGTTCCGTAGTGTGTCTAAGGGCGTATTCAATCTAACCTCCGATGTGACTACGGTCGTAATTCTGATTCTCGCCTATGAGTGGATCACGGGGAAGGAGATTATTGACGAAGCCCTTGCGCTCGCCCTGGGTACTGGGGAAGGTGTGCTATCGGCACTCGTGACGAATTGGCGCAACTACCGTTCATCCCCAGAGTATTCCGAGGAATACTACGAGCGAGCGCACAGCGTTAGCGGAGGACTACGGAATATGATTGACCAAATTATTGACTTGCTAACGGGCGGAGTGGCCGAGCGATTGAACCAACAATTCAACGAAGACTCAGCTGGGGGAGGGGGAGGATATTGATTCCTCGAACCCTAAAGCGTCACCGTTTACCCCCTATGTGGAGGGCACTTTTACCCTTTATTGGCCCGTTAAAATCATGATTTAGGCTCTTTTTCATCCTGATCGAGAATAATCCCATCAAGTCGAGACTGTCCCAGGAACGGGTGCCGCTTCCATTCAGGATGGGCCACAAGTCGGAATATTCGTCCATGCCTGTCTAAGTCGGCCTCGTCTATTGCTGCCTGAATCTCGGAAGCCGTGTGAAAAACTCCCAAGTCTAGTTTGAGTTTCATTCGGGTTGCCTGTTCATGATTCCGGCGCTCCCATATATTCCGGTCGCGCTGTTCAGCCTTGACGGTACTGGGCGGTCGGTGATTGGGATATTCTCGCACGATGACTTGGCGAGGCCTTCCGCCCTTCCGGTCTTCTCGGTCCAACACTACGCGGGCGCGATAGTCACAAGACTGAGAATAGCACCTCGCGTCAAGTCTGAGGGAATGAGTGCGATAATAATTCCAATGGCGACAACGGCACCTCCAGAGACCATGTCGTAATTCACCCGTCCAACCGTAATTCTTAGTCATGGGGAACCTCGCTGAGTTTGTGCTTGACGCCGATTCGGGTTATGTAGCAATCCTCACTTTGAACCATTCCAACGGCCGCGAAGTCCGGACAATCGAATACGATTTTACAGAAGGAGCAACGCAGTCTCACAACCATTCCTCCAGAGTAGCAACGGCTCTATCCGGCCAACCTTCATGGCTGAGTTTGGCTAATTCCAGGGCGAGATTGTAGGGAACTATTCCTCTTTCGTAGGCGTTCAATTTGGCTAGTCCGTCCGTTGATCCCCGAGGGGCGGCAATATGGCAGGGAGCGCCCATCTTGCATTCTTTCGGCTCGAACCCCGGAGGCATCCATCCCCAAATATCCGTGGGCTTCTGATAGTCCGTCCCATAGGAGCAATAGGTCACTGTGCAGCGTGGGAATTGCTGCATGAGGCTCTGGGTGCGGAGTAGGGCGCGAGGGTTCTCTATCGCTGCGTATGCCGCCTTTGATGCGTTGATTATGTCTATGCCATGCTGCACGAAGGCGAGTGCGTCGTTAGCCTCTGGTGTCTGTGGAATAACCGAGCCATTCACCTTTGCGAAGTGCTTCGCCTTGCAGTTTGCGATTGAGAAGCATTGGCAGGGTGGAGAAAACCAAATGAAATCGGGATGAAAGCCGGACAAATCAACCAAGTCTTGGTAATTGTAATCAAGAAGATTCCCGACTTCATCCGGTTCAAGATCACGGTCTATGTCTAGCGTGAATGTCTCCCATCCTGAATCATGAAAGGCTCGCGCTACGGTTTGCGACCCAGAGCATAACTCCCACATTCCCAGAGTGACCGGCCAAAGATAAGTCATGTTTCATCCCCCATAAATCGGACTACCATTTGCTTTGATACTCGGAACCGTCCACCCTTCGGGTAGGTTCTCTTAACCTGCACCCAGGGATGGAGTAGTCGAATTTGATAAGTCATTCGATTTACCTTTTCGACCATTCCGACCGCCGGTTCCTTGCGGGACTCTGGGCGACCGAAACTAACTTTCGTTCCGACTTCTATTTCTTCAATATCAACTTCATTCATACATCTAACCTCTCGTTTCCAATTCTCCAAATGGAGATTGAAATGTCGTTGTGATTACCGCCCGTATTTACAACATACAAAGCGACCGGCTCCAGCTGTAAATTATGCCGTGTGCTATTCCAACCGCACTTAACTAGAATCCCTCCCGGTCGGAGTATTCTAACAATCTCTTTCATGCAGTTTTTCACATACCCAGGAATAGTATACACATTTCTTCCGGCCTCATATTTTTCATTGGCTTGACGCACTGAAAACGGTGGGTCAAAGATTACCGCATTGACTGAATTGGTTTTCATCATTCCAAGAAACTCCAGAGCATCGTAATGGTAATCGGCTTGAGTAGTAGGGTCAATGTCGTTCGTAATGGTGCCCCATGTGCAATTCCGCGCAAATGGGTCCACGATCACGGACTCGGCTCTAGGCGGGCAGTGTCTATCCCATATCCACGCAAACCACGGCGTCGTATGGGTGTCCACTGAGGTGACTCCCCCCACGATATGTTCTATGTCGTCGAAGTAGCCGTTGCCGGTTCGGTTCATGATTCCCGAGACTCGCCTCTCCTTATCAATTGTGGGTAGGTGCCCCATTGGAAAAGGTATAGACAACCCCAGGGTGGCCTTCGCCACCCTCAAGTAGTGGGAAGAAGCGTAGGGTGGGCGGGAGGAACCCAATTAAGAAGGATGAAGACCTTTATGGGACGGGTTCGGGTCGGGTTGAGTAATGGACTTCGCACTAATCGGGTGTATTCTCATCGTTTTCAATATCCTCGTGAGTCTCTGGTGTCTAAGGATCATCGTTCTCAATCTCCAGAGTGGGATTTCCCAATTAGATGAGTCACTTGCGGCAGCCATTCAGTCGGTAATTGAAGGAAAACTCGGAGACTTCGAACCTCCGAATCCCATCCAGGCAGCGATAGCGGAAATGCTCACAAACCGGATTCAAAATGCACCTCTTGAGATTCCCCGAGACACAGCTGGTAAATTTTCAAAGGAAAAAATATCATAAGGCGCTGAGTCCCGCCCTACAACTCGATGGCCCGAGGGAAGAAGCGCAAGACTCGTCGATCCAAGTCCTTCAGCGTGATTAATGCGTTGGAGGCGTATGTCTATGCAACCATATTAACCGAGGGCGTAGCCGGAACTTCCCCCTGGGGTTTCATCACCGGAGCAACCGACTTAGGAATGTCGAGTCAACCAAACTCTCGCCCATTTACGGGAGAAGGAACTTCGATGACCGTCACCGGAGCCGGAGAGATTTCAATTGGCGACCTGATGAAAGAACCGACAATGGCTCTCGACACGATGGCAAACAACTTCCAGAGCAATTTGGCACCAATGGCAATCGCGGCTTTTGGGACTAGCATAACTTTCAGAATTGGAAAGAAATTGCTTCGACGACCAATCGCTAACATCAACCGCAATATCATGAAGCCGGCTCTGGGTGCGGGCATCAAACTGTGAGGGATGAAATATGGCAAACGTAAATTGTTATGGAACGGTTTTATCGAGCCGTGGAAATGTTGTCCCACTTCACAATTCAGCCACGACCGAGGCCACCCAGGACGAAATTAGGACCGACGCCGACTTTGTTGGATCATCTCAAGTTTTCGGAACCTTTGCGACTCAACAGCATGGAAACTTCGTCGCTTCCAGAGCCGGCCTTCAGTGTGAAAATGATTTCACTTGGGCCTATGTTCAATCAGCTGGTAAAATCAAACTCGCACTACCGATTGGTGGCGGTGCCGGAACCTCGGGCGGCAACTGTGGACTCCCTGCGGCTCTCCCCTATCCAAAGCAAATCGCCTCTGGGGATTCCATCCAAGTTATGGTGAACGCCGGGACCGACAGGGAGGCGGCTGTTTCAGTCGCTTGCACT